GCTTATTTCGACCCCCAAATTTTTTCTAGGCACAAAATTCACAATGTAGTTACAAAATCGCCCAATATAACAATCTGGTTACAAAAACTATTCTCAATAAGCAAATATTTCTCAATAAAAATGCGGAATTATACCATGACTACAAATGTTTTGCTAATGTAACCTCAAGACAGTTACAAAAAATTTAATGGCACTAATTAGTAGGTCAGAAGCAGCAAGATTAAAGAACGTAACTCCACAGGCGGTATATAAAGCAATAAACCAAGGCAGACTTACACCTGTTGTAGATAACGATGGAAAAGTGATGTTAGATAAGGATGCTTTTGTAGAAGATTGGGAAAAGGTATACCATCCTAATCAGATGAAAAAAACTAATAATTATCACAAGCCACGGCAGAAGGCAGTAGTGTCAGATATCCCTGCATATGAAGAAAGTCGTGCTAGAACAGAACATTTAAAAGCAGAGTTGTTAGAGATAGAACGCAAGCAAAAAGAAGAACAGCTAGTTAGTAGCAAAGAAGTAAAAGCAACATGGTTGCAGTTAATTGCATTAGCTAAGACAAAAGTATTAGGCATACCTAGCAAGGCAAAACAACGTATACCTGATTTAGATGTATCTGCTATGAAATGTTTAGAAGATATTGTCAGAGAGTCGCTGGAAGAGATAGCTGATACACAGGCTGCATGACAAATTTACAAGAGCTAGAAAAAGCTGCGTTAGAAGCATTTAGGCCGCCAAAAAAACTTAGCCTTAGTGAATGGGCTGATAAGTATGCATATCTGTCTGCTGAAAGTTCTGCTGAAGGTGGTCGCTGGAGAACGCTGCCATATCAAAAAGGTATTATGGATGCGATTACTGATCCTAATATCGAGCAGGTTACAGTAATGAAGTCAGCAAGAGTTGGATATTCTAAAATTCTTAATCACGTTATTGCTTACCACATACATTTAGACAGTTGTCCTCTGATGATCGTGCAACCCACAATTGAGGATGCCACTGGTTACTCAAAAGAAGAGATTGCACCAATGCTTAGAGACACTCCATGTTTACATGGTTTGGTATCTGAGGCAAAAGCAAAAGATGGTCAAAATACATTATTACAAAAACAGTTTCCTGGTGGTACATTATCTCTTGTTGGTGCTAACTCACCTCGTGGCTTTAGAAGAGTAAGTAGGAGAATAGTTTTATTCGATGAGGTTGATGGATATCCACCATCAGCAGGTACAGAAGGAGATCAGATAAAGCTAGGTATAAGAAGAACAGAATATTATTGGAATAGAAAGATAGTTGCAGGGTCAACACCTACTGTTCAAGACTTTTCACGAATAGAAAAGCTATTTAGTGAGTCTGATCAGCGAAGATACTTTGTTCCGTGTCCAGAATGCGGTGAAATGCAGTATTTTGTTTGGAATAACATAAAATGGCAAGGAAATGACCTAAATACAGCCTCATATTGCTGTAAATCGTGCGGTTTTTTTATACCACACAGCAAAAAACGATGGATGGTGGAAAGAGGAGAATGGCGAGCTACTGCCGAAGGTAATGGTAAACACGTTGGTTTTCATATATGGGCAGGTTATTCTTATTCGCCAAATGCTACTTGGTCTAATCTTGCAGAAGAATGGATGGCATCAAAAGACAATCCAGAACAGTTACGCACGTTTATAAATACTGTTTTAGGTGAGGTTTGGCAAGATGAGTACGAATCTAAGGTAGGTGCTAGTGCTTTAATGGAAAAAGCAGCTAACGAAGATTATGAAAAAGGTGTACCGCCAGAAGAAGTATTAGTTTTGTTAGCTGGTATAGATACACAGGATGACAGACTTAGTTTGTCTGTTTGGGGCGCTGGTAGAAACGAAGAATTTTTTTTATTAGATAGAGTAAAAATATATGGTTCGCCATCAAGACCAGATGTATGGCAACAGTTAGATGAGATATTACAGACACCATATACAAATGTAAATGGAATAAAAATGCGTATAGAAGTAGCTGCTATAGATACTGGTGGTCACTTTACTGATGAAGTCTATAACTATGTAAGAGAAAGAACAAAGTTAGGGATGATAGCAATAAAAGGTATAGGCAAACTTCGCAACGATGCATTTATAAGCAAACCAAACAAAATAGATTATGGACATACAGGAAAAACAAGAAGAGGTAGCGTAATGTTATTTTCAGTTGCTGTTAATAAAATTAAAACGCAAATGCATAGAAGACTAAAAGAAGCAGAGCCAGGTAAAGGTGCTTTACATTTTTATCCGACAATAACATCTGATTATTTTGAAGAATTAACAGCAGAAAGAGAAATAAGAAAACAACGTAATGGATATCAGTTTGACAGGGTATGGGTAAAAAAAAGTGGTGTTAGAAATGAGGCGTTAGATGAGATGGTATATGCATATGCAGCATTACATCGTTTGTATCAATTGTATGACCGCAGAACATTATGGAATCAACTAGAAAAACGATATCAAAATCAAAATAGTGATTCTAAGGCAAATAGAGGTAGAATAAGACCAAAGAATGTACAATCTGATTATGTTACTAATTGGTAGAGGTCATTATGTGGGTATCTGACTTACCTAGTATTATTGTTGCTGGTACTACTATTGAATGGGTAGATGAAGCTACAACTGCTGGTATTAATGAAAGTATTACAAGTCCTGATTGGACATTAAGATATTACTTGAGAACTAACTCAGCTTCGGGAAATACTGTTGAAGGTACACAATATTCTAACAGCACAGGTTGGAAGTTTACTATAAGTGCATCTACATCTATTGGTTTTGTTGCTGGTGATTGGTATTGGGCTGCAAGGGCATTCAAAAGTGGTAAAGTTTTTGAATTAGCTACAGGGCAGCTTGAAGTAAGACAATCATTGCAACCCACAGGTTCATTTACAGCAATAGATAATAGAACACAAACAGAAAAAGATCTTGATGCTGTTGAAGCTGCTATACGAGCCATTGTTTCCGATAAGGCAAAAGAATACACTATAGGAGACAGAACATTTAAACGTCTTGATTTACCTCTGTTAATAGCTAGAGAGAGTCAGTTAAAAAGTATTGTCAAAAGTGAGCAGCGTGCTTCACTAATAGCACAGGGGTTAGGTGATCCCAAAAATCTTTATGTCCGTTTTTAGGAGGAGAAATGGGTTTAGTTAACGCATGGAAAGGCTTTTTTACGTCAAATCAAGACATATTTGAGCAAAAACCTATAAAAAAACGCAAAAGAGGATATACAGGAGCAAGAATTGATCGTAATACTGCCTCATGGGTAACAAATCAAACATCTGCTGACCAAGAATGGAAACAAGGCATAACTAGATTAAGATCAAGAGTTCATGATCTTGTACGTAATAATAATTACGCAGCACAAGCAATAAGATATTCTACAAATCAAATAGTTGGTACTGGCGTACGATTACAAGCACAAATAAGAAAACAAAGAAATAACGAGCTATATACAAAGCTTAATGAACAAATAGAAGGCCAATGGTCAATGTGGGGTAGAAAAGATAGTTGTGATGTTAGAGGAGTTTTATGTTTTTCGGAGTTAGAAAGATTAGCTGTAAGGTCAATGATAGAAAGTGGTGAAAGCTTTGTAATTATGCATCGTAAACAGTTTGGCAGAAGTAAAGTTCCATTTGCTTTAGAGGTAATAGAAGCAGATCAACTTGATGAAGATTATAAAGGTAAACTTTCTGACCCGACAAATGTATGGCGTTTAGGTATAGAAATGGATAGATTTCAACGTGCTGTTAATTATGCTTTTCTTACTAAGCATCCTGGTGATAGCAATTTTTCTGCACCTATCGGCCAGAAACAACACATTATTGTGCCAGCAAAAGATGTGATACATTTATTCATGCCTCAAAGACCAGGTCAGCATCGTGGTATACCTTTTTTAGCATCTGCTATAAGTCATTTACATCAATTAGATGGATATATAGAGGCAAGTTTAATTAGATGTCGTGCAAGCAGTGCATTAATGGGTTTTATTAGTACACCAGAAGGTGAGTTAGATGCAGGTGGCGAGGTATATGACTATGACAGAGTCACTAGCTTTGAGCCTGGTCAATTTAAATATTTAGAGCCTGGTGCAAACGTAACTATTCCAGATATGGATAGTCCTAACGGAGAGTTTGATCCATTTGTTAGAACAATGTTGAGAAGCATGGCTAGCGGTTTAGGTTGCAGTTTTGAGGCTATTAGTTCTGACTACAGCCAAAGCAACTATAGTTCTAGTCGTTTAGCAATGATACAAGATAGAGATCATTGGCGAACAATACAGCAGATGTTGAAAGAAAATTTTTATCAGCCAATATATGAGGCATGGTTAGAGATGGCTGTTATGAATAATGCATTGCAGCTACCTACATATGAAACAGAACCAGAAAGATACGAAAAGGTCAGATGGGTATGTAGAGGATATAGCTATGTTGATCCAGAAAAAGAAGTAAAAGCACAACGTGATGCTATAAGGTCTGGTCTAAAAACAATGTCTGAATGCATAGCTGAAAATGGTGGCGATGTAGAAGAACTTCTTGTACAAAGACAATCTGAATTAGCAAAATTAGATGAAATGAATATTGTTGTTGATTCTGATCCAAGTGCTACAACACAATCAGGAGGATCACAATTTAAACCAGTTGGCAGTATTGATCCATTTGGTGATACTTTAGAACCAACAGGCGAAGATGCCGAAAACGTATCGGAGGAAGCAAGTGGCAACTATTAATGGAACAGAAATAGATTTAACGCCAACTACTGGCATGAAAGAAGAGGCACAGAGATATAGAGATTGGAAGTCAGAAGGTAAAGCAGGTGGCACAGATGTAGCAGCAAGAAGAGCAACACAAATACTTAGTGGCAATGAATTGAGTCCACAAGTTGTAGTTGAAATGTCTGCATGGTTTGCAAGACATGAAGTAGACAAACAAGCAGAAGGTTTTAGTCCTGGTGAGGATGGCTATCCGTCAAAAGGTCGTGTAGCATGGGCGGCATGGGGCGGTGATGCTGGAAAAAGTTTTTCAGATCCAAAATCCGCTAGAATAAAGGAGTTACGTTCTATGCCTGTGACTAAAACTAAAAAACGAGCAGCACCAGATGCTTTGAAGGTTGGTGATTTTGTAAGATGGAATGCTTCTGGCGGTACTGCTAGAGGTAAAATTACAAGAATTGTTAGAGATGGTCAGATTGATGTACCAAGCTCAGAATTTGTAATTAACGGAACAGCAGAAGATCCAGCAGCTTTAATACAAATTTATAGAGATGGTGAATCAACAGATATCTATGCAGGTCATAGATTCAGCACATTAACCAAGATAGATCCTATTAGAAGTGTTACAGAATGTTACAAACGTAGTGGCGAGACAACATTTGCAGAGAAAGACGAAAGAGTTTACGAATTTGCCTTCTCTAGTGAGTTTCCAGTAGCTCGTAATTTTGGTATGGAGGTGCTTAGTCACGATGATGGTGCTATGAATTTAGATAGGCTAAACAACTCTGCACCACTATTGTTTAACCATGATCCTAATAAAGTGATTGGTGTTGTAGAACGTGCTTATGTTGATAAGAAAAAAAAGAAAGGTTACTCAAGAGTTAGATTTAGTAAAAATAGTTTTGCAGAGGAAGTAAGGCAAGACGTAAAAGATGGAATTTTACGCAATGTCAGTACAGGTTATGTAATTAACGACATGGAAGAGCGAGATAATGACTTTTTGGCAACAAATTGGCAACCTTACGAAGTTTCTATTGTTGCTACACCTGCTGACACTTCAGTAGGTATAGGTAGGTCACTAGTTGATAGTGATACTATGCCTATTGACGAAAATCATCCTATTATGGATGATAAGCGTGCAAACGCAGATACGGCTTCTGTCGTAGAATCCCATACCCCCGAAAAGGAAATGCCCGAAGAACAAAACCTAGAGGTTGTGCGTTCAGAAGCCACTAAAAAGGCTCAATCTGAAGAGCGTACAAGAATTAGAGAAATTACTGCTCTTTGCAACAGACATTCATTAACAGAAATGGGTGATCAGATGATTGCAAATGGCACAACACTTAATGAAGCAAGAGCTAATGTTCTTGAAAAGTTAGGTGCAAAACCAATTGAAACAGTTACACCTGTTGAACTAAATCATAAAGAAAACAGAGAGTACAAGATCTCTGCTGGTATCCAAGCTTTATGTGATGGCAACTGGGATAGACCAGGTGCTGGTTTTGCCAGAGAAGTATCTCAGGATATTGCTAAAAACAGTGTTACTGGTGGAAGCAGCAGATCATTGTTTATTCCTTACTCTGCACTAAACAGAGCTACATATGTAACTTCTGGAGCTACAACTGGTGGAAACATCGTTGCTACAGATTTAAGGGCTGATGACTTCATTGAAGCACTAAGAAACAACACAGTTATGGTTGGTCTTGGTGTTCAAGTTTTATCAGGTCTAGTTGGTGATGTTGCAATCCCAAGAAGATCAGGTGTTGCATCAACTGGCTATTTAAGTTCTGAAACAACGGCTATAACTCAAGCGGAAAGCACATTTGATCAAATTTCAATGACGCCAAAAACGCTAGCCACCATGTCAAAATTCTCTAGGAATATGCTTATACAGGCAACTCCTGGTATTGAAGAGCTAGTAAGAAGAGATCTTTCTGACGGCATTAATGTTGGTCTTGATCTTGGTATCCTGAATGGTTCTGGTTCATCAGGTCAGCCTACAGGTATCATGCAGACTTCTGGTATTGGTTCAGTTGCAATCGGTACTAACGGTGGTGCGATCACAGTAGACAAACTAGTTGATCTAGAAACTGCAATTATGGAAGATAATGCAGGTGTTAACGCAGATTCTATTTCTTATGTAACCAACGCAAAAGTGATGGGTGCTATTAAGAAACTTAAGACATCTGGTGGTGAGTATCTTGTTAACAACAACCTACAAGCTTTAGGTAGAGGTGCTACTCCAATTGCTGTTAACGGCTATCCTCTAGCAATGACAAACCAAGTTCCTAGCAACTTAACTAAGGGTTCTACATCAGGTTCTTGTTCTGCTGTTGTTATGGGTGACTTCTCTCAAGCAATCTTAGGATTATTTGGTGGTGGAGTAGAGATTACAGTTGGTGAAAACGCTGATGATTTCAGTAAAAATCTTACATCTGTTAAGGCTGTAGTTGCATTTGATGTTGCTGTTCGTCATGCACAATCATTTGCTGCAATCTTAGACGTAACCACATAATTGGTTTACTATAGGGGGTATTACACCCCCTTTTTTTTTATGAAAGTAAAGTGTTTAGAAAATGTATGTGCTAGTGGATCTGCACTAGAAGCTGGAGAAACATACGAAATTAGTGATCGTGATTATGCATTGTTAAGTTCTATGGGCAAAGTAATAGAAGCACCTATAGAAGATGCAAAGACAAAAAAAACAACAACAAGAAAAAAGTAAATGGCACTAACTGAAGATGCTGACACCTTAAATGTTTATCTAAGTGACTTTGGTGTAAGTTGTCAGATTGGTAGTGGTACTGCTTTCAAAGGAATTTTAGATGCATCAGCAGAGAATATTGCAAATGGTATTGCAACAAGTATTGAATATTTATTAACTACTAGATCATCAGATGTAACTTCTGCACCTAGAGGAACAACAATATCTGTAGATTCTGCTAACTATACTGTTAGAGAAAATTTAATATTAGATGATGGTAAATTTTCTACATTATTATTAAGTAAGGTCTAATGGCAGATACAAGACGAGAACTTATATTAGCAAGGATGAAAACAAACCTAGATGCTATTACAAATGCTACTGTTTATAGATCTAGAGTAGAGCCATTATCTAGAGGAGAAACACCTGCAATAATCATTGAGCCAGTAGAAGATAATCCCACAAGTACAAACTTTTTTGACAAACTAGATTGGTCAATGAGAGTGAGAGTGTCAACAATTGTTAGGGCTGCCGTACCAGATGACGATTCTGATACCTATACGCAACAAGTTCATTTAAAATTAATGGCAGATCAGACTATAAATTCGTATGCTCTGGATCTAACGCCAGATCGTACTGATTTTAGTTTGGTTGAGGCTGATGTACCTCTTGGTATAATTAGTCAAGATTTCATTGTGCGTTATCGTACAAGTAGATCTGATTTAACTGCTGCATGATTTCATGGCTAAACTAAATACAGAAGTGCCTAATCCTGGTAAAGGTGGAACATATATGTTTGACCCAGAAACAGGAAAGAGTACACTAGTTCCAGAAACCGATTCCTCCTCTGACAATGGCTCTAACAAGAACGACAAAACTACTAGCAAAGATTGAATCATCTTATGGGAGTAATCCATCTCCTGTAGCTGGTTCTAATGCTATACAAGTTACTGACATAGAAGTAACACCAGTAGAAGCTGACAACGTACAAGCACCTGCTTTTCAAGGCTTTTTAGGTAATAGTACACGAGGTACATTACTTGCTAACAAAAGAGTAGCTGTATCTTTTGGTGCTGAACTATCAGGCTCAGGTGCAGCAGGTACTGCAAGTGCTTTATCACCGCTACTTAAAAGTTGCGGTTTAAGCGAGAGCATCGTGTCGAGTACCAGCGTTACTTACGCCCCTGTCAGTTCTTCTTTTTCTAGTTGTACAATTATTTGTTTTTATGGTGCAACAAGGCATGTCATAACAGGATGTAGAGGAACAGCCACCATTACAATGGCAGCAGGTCAATTTGCTCAAATAAATTTTGAATTTACTGGTATTTACAATGCACCAGATAGTACTGCAATGTCAGGTACATTTACAGTTGCTAATCAATCAGCAGCGTTAGAAGTAAATGATACAAACATTACAACTGCAACATTTCATGGTGCTACATCACAAAGATTAGAATCTTTTGATTTAGCTTTAAACAATGAGGTGATATATAAAGAAACAGCATCAAGTCAAGAGGTATTAATTACAAATCGTGCGCCTGGAGGAACTGCTGTTATAGAAGAGCCAGTGAGAGCGACAACAGATTATTTTGCTAAAGCTGTTGCTACTGCCACAGGTAATAGTTCTATTGTTCTTGGATCAAGTGCTGGTAATATTATTACCGTTAATGTTCCACAGACAGATATAACAGGTGTTACAAGAGGAGATACTGATGGGGTCAATAGCTTGAGTTTACCGTACTTGGCATTACCTACACCAGCAGGTAATAATGAGCTAAGTATAGTAATGACCTAATTTATGCCATTAGTCTTTAAAAAAGTTACAGAATACGATTGGGATGTAACTGTTCAGACACCTTATAAAGGTAAATTTAAAAAAGAATCATTTACGGCTAAATTTAAAAATGTTAGTCGTAAAGATTTTGATAAGATGATTGATGGTGGTGATGACAATTTTGTCAAAACTGTTCTTGTTGGTTGGTCTGGTATCAAAGATGAGGAAGGTAATGATATACCTTTTGATGATGATAATTTAGAAGCAATAATGGATAATCATTATATTGTGCAAGCAATTATTTACGCTTATGGCGAAAGCATGAAAGGAGCTTCTGAAAAAAACTAAGAGAGGTTGCGAAGTATTGGGTACAGGGTGATGTTATAGATGAAACAGTAGAAGCATTAAAAGCATTTGGTGCAACAGAAGAACAAATCGCAGCCGAACAACAAAATAAAAGAAATATAGATTGTATTGTTTGGGAAGAAAATAGAGAGATTGTTAATATGTTTTGGAAGTTATCAACGCAATGGTATGTCAGTATGGCCGGATTAACTGGCATAAACTATAAATCTTTGGAATACTTGTGTAAAATATATACAGTTAAAGATTCTATTGCTATGTTTGAAGGAATACAGGTAATGGAATACGAAGCATTGAAACTTATGCAGAAGGATAAAAAATAATGGCAGATAGAACTACTGATTTAAAAGTTGTATTTAAAACAGAAGGCTTAGAAAATCTTCGTGGACTTAGCAGTGGTTTGCAAAAACTCAATAAAGGTGCAAAAGGTGCTGGAATTAGTGTTAAAGGTTTAATTAAAGAATTAAAACAAAAAGAGAGAACAGAAGTAAAAAGTATAAATAATACAAGAGCTTTGTCTAATGGTTATAGAGAACTAGCTAGACAAGTAGATGTTAGTAGTCGTGAATTTAGAGAAGCTACAAGGGAGGCAAATAGATTAGATAGGTCACTTAGAAAAATGCAAAAAACTGCTAGTCGTGGAATTGGTGGCAGGTTGCGAGGTGCTGCAAAAACTGCTGGTGCAATCGCTGGTGCTGGTATTTTTGGGGGTGTAGAGGGTTTTGCTGGTGCAACAATTGGTGGTATTTTAGGAGGCGCACCAGGTGCAGTTGTTGGTGGTACTGCTGGTGCTGCACTTGGTGGCGTTAGGCAAGGTTTAGGTGAAATTGCAAAATATAATGCACAGTTAAGACAACAGCAATTTGCTTTAAAACTAGTTATAAAAGATACACAAAAATATGAGGCTGCACAAAAATTCTTAGCAGAGACAAGTGAATCATTAGCAATACCACAAGACGTTATTGTAAGACAATTTACTGCACTTACAGCAAGTGTTACAGGTGCTGGTAAATCTGTAAAAGATGCACAAGATGTATTTTTATCAATAGCTTCTGGTATTAGAGGTACTGGTGGATCATTAGAAGATATGCGATCAGCTATGGTTGCAACCGCACAGGTGTTCTCAAAAGGTAAGGTATCAGCGGAAGAACTCAGACAACAACTTGGTGAACGCTTGCCAGGTGCGTTTACGTTGTTTGCTGCATCTATGGATATGACCCCTGCTCAATTAGATAAAGCATTAGAGCAAGGTAAGGTTACTCTTGATGATTTTATGGGTTTCTCGAAACACTTGTTTGATAATTATGGTGAAAATGCAAAAATTCTAGCTACTTCTCCAGCAGCAGCAGGTGATAGATTGAATACTGAATTTAGTAAACTAAAACAAAATTTTGGTGGTTTGTTTGCAAATATTGGTGCAAATATACAAAATTTTACAACTAAACTATTAAAACTTTTAAATGATAATCAAGTTAATGTAAAAAAATTTATAGCTAATTTTGCTAACTTTTTTATAGGTGGTTTTAATGTTGTAAAAAAAGTTGCAGTTGATGTATTTGAGGCTGTAAAAGGGTTTGCTATTGGTTTTGCTGAAGTAGTAACCCGTGTATTCAAAAGTGTTGAAAATTTTATTAACAATTCTATTAATGCAATAAATGGCAGTATAAATAAAATCAAAAATATTCCTATAGTTGGGAAACTATTTAAAAACTTTAAAAATATTGAAAGTTTTGATTTAGGAGGTACATTAACTGATGGTTTAAAAAATGTTGGTACATTTTTAATAGGTGGTGATAGTGTTGTAGATAATTTAAAAAAATATAAAAAAGAATTAAAAGAAATTTTTGACAATTCAAAAAAATTAACTGCTAAACAATTATTTGAAAATCCAGAGGAGTTTACTAATTTATTAAACTCTGTAACAGAAGGAGTAAACAATTTAAACAATGCTACAGGTGATTTAAAAACTAAAGGAAATGAAACATTTGAATCTTTAAAAAGTGGTATGCGTGGTTACTACGATTCTATAAAAGATTTTGCAAGTCAAATAAAGGATGCTGTAAAAAATGCATTTCAAGGTATGGAGGATGCACTTGTAAATTTTGTACTTACAGGTAAATTAAATTTTGCTGATCTTACAAGATCAATAATTGCTGATATGGCAAGAATTACTGTTCGATCAGCTATGACAAATATTTTGGGAAGTATATTCCCATTCTTGAAAACAAATGCAGAAGGTAATGTATATGATCAAGGTTTAAAAAAGTTTGCAAAAGGGGGCATTGTTACGCAGCCCACATTATTTAAATATGCCTCTGGAGGTTCTGGTAATTTTGGTCTTATGGGTGAGGCAGGTGCGGAAGCAATATTACCTCTTAAACGTGGTCGTTCTGGTAATTTAGGAGTTGAGGCATCTGGTGGGGCTACTAATATTGTTGTTAATGTAGACAGTACAGGATCAGAAGTAGAAGGAAATACAAATCAATCAGAGGCACTAGGAAGAGCTTTTGCAGAGGCTATACAATTAGAATTAGTTAAACAAAAAAGACCTGGAGGATTATTGTACTCATAATGGCTTCACTACCAACAGACACAGCAGGTAATAATTTTTCTCCTGATTTTGGTTTTACAAAACAAAATAAATCACAAAAAAAGATAGTAAAATTTGGTGATGGATATGAGCAGCGTATAAGTTTTGGTATAAATCAAAATCCACTAATTTTTAATTTTTCTTTTTCTAATATTTTAGAAGCAGATGCAGATATTCTTACAAATTTTTTTGATGCTAGAGAAGTCGATGGTGCAAGTTTTACATATCAACCACCTACTGAAAGCTCATCTTTAAGTTTTGTTGTTGACGGTAGTTATAGAAAAACAATACCTCATGCTGGTCGTGCAAAAGTTGTAGTTACCTTTAGACAAGTATTTGAACCGTAATGCCAATTCCAGTTTCAGAACTACAAAAAGTTAATCCTAGTTCAAAAATTGAGCTATTTGAATTAACTACAGTTGCTGCATTACATGGTTCTGCTACAACTTATAGATTTCATGCTGGAACAGATGGAGTTACAACAGGTACATCTGCATACGATGATATACATTGGAATGGTAATACATATCAAAGATTGCCTATTGAAGCTACAGGTTTTGAATATACCTCTAAACAAAACCCAAGACCTACATTAACTATTAGTAATTTATTCGGTACTATATCTACTATTCTTGCGAATGTTAATAATACAACTGTGGGTAATGATTTGACAGGTGCAACCTTAACAAGAATAACTACATTGCTTAGATATTTACCAAATGATAATTTTACAGGAAATAATCCTTACGGAACACCAGATAATACACAAGAGTTTCCTAGAGAAATTTTTTTAGTAGCTAGAAAATCTTTAGAAACTAGAGATATGTGTCAATTTGAACTTGCCTCAAGCACTGATGCTGTTGGGGTAAAATTACCAAAAAGAAGATTTTTACCAGATGAATTTGTAGGTATTGGTGACTTTTTCTAATGTTCTGGCAAGAAAAAGCACTAAAACACGCAAAAGAAGAAGATCCAAAAGAATCTTGTGGACTATTAGTAAACTATAAAGGAAAACTTATATATGAAAAATGTAAAAATTTATCAACTACAGCAACAGATCAGTTTATTTTAGATCCACTTAATTGGGCTTCTGTTGAGGATAAATATGGTAAGGACAATATAGAAGGTGTAGTACATTCACATCCACATACAGACCCAATACCAAGCCCTGCTGATCATGTATCTGCTGCAAGACTAGGTTTAAAATGGTGGATTGTAAATCCGCGAACAGAAATATGGAATAGTTTTATGCCACAGGAATACAAATCAAGTTTGATTGGTAGACCGTGGATATGGAATGTAACTGATTGTTGGTCGCTTGCTAGAGAATATTATCAAGCTGAACTAAATATAGAATTAAAAGATTATGAAAGACCAAACAACCCAGATGATTTTATTGATTCACCTTTGTTTGAAAAATATTTTGAAGATTGTGGCTTTTATGATATTGATGATGTAGCTAAAATACAGGAACATGATCTTATTTTTATGAATGTCTGTGGCAGTGGATTAAATCATGTCGGTGTGTATGTAGGTGATAATCAAATTTTACATCATATGCAAGGAAGGTTATCATGTAAACAAGACTATACAGGTTGGTTTCGTAAATGCACAGGGAGAGTAGTTAGGTATGCAAACTTGCCTTCGTGAAATAAAATTGTATGGGAATCTTGCTGACTTTTGTGGCTTTAAATCCATGAAAGCAGACGTTAAAACTGCTGCTGATGCTATAAAATGTTTAGTTGGCAATAAGCCAGAAGTTGAGCAACATATGAATGATAATTATTACAAAGTTATAGTTGAAGATAATCCTATAAGTATTGAACAATTACATTACCCTGCTGGTAAAGCACCTATAAAGATAATACCTGTTGTATCTGGAGAGGGTGGTCGTGGTCTTGGTCAAATATTATTAGGTGCAGCATTAATAGGACTTTCATTTGTGACATTTGGTACTTCTGCTGCATTTAGTGGTGTTCAATTTACTGCAACTGGTTTAACTGGAGGTATAGGTTCTAAAGCTTTACTTTATGTTGGTGCTGGTTTACTTCTAAATGGTGTTTCGTCAATGTTAATGCCTACACCAACTGTCGATAATTCAGAAGCTGATCCAGAAAATAGTTTTGCTTTTAGTTCGCCTATTAATGTTAGTCGTGCAGGTATTCCAATACCTTTGATATATGGTCGTAGGATAGTTGGATCTGCGGTTGTATCAGCATCTATTGATATTGAGGAAGTTACATGACAAATAAAGAAGTTATTATTATTGGTGCTGGTGGTGGTGGTGGAAA